GCTAATGAAATCTTCAGCGATTTCGCCTTTGATACCTTTTTCAATTGCGAGTTCGTTTTCTTTCATCCACTCTTCAACTACATAAGACAAATAAGAATCTACTTTTTCAGATAATTCTTTTTTGTATTCTTCTTTTGCAGTTTCAAGTTCTTTAGTGATCTCGTTTTCTATTCTAGCAACTTCTTCTTTTAATTTAGATTTAATTGCCGCTTCGAAAACAACTTTTGCTTTGTCTTTAAATTCTTCAGATAAAGATTCATCGCTATCTGTTAATGCTTTAACGTCATCTGATACGTCCAAAGATTTCACTCTATCTTCGAATGATTCTTTTTTTGTATCTGCTGGATGACTTACTTTAGTAACACCTGCTTCTGTGTCAGGTTTACCAGCAGCGTCAACGTCATTGGCTTGAGCGTTTACTTTATCTTTTACTTTTTTAATGTTCTTGCTACCATCAGGATTGCTGTCTGTAGGTTTTGTTACAGCAGGACCTAAATCTTCTGCCTCGTTTGATAATTTTGAAGGCTCAGCAGCAACAGCATTTTTCTTTGGAGCGTCAGCGTCTTTATTTGCTTCAGCAACAACTTCGTTAGTTTCTTTTTCAGAAACTTCAGATACTTGCGCTTCTAAAGCCACTTCGTCCTTTTTAATTTCTTCTCCTGCCATTGGATTTTCTCCTGTTTATATTAAACTATAGTTTAACGATATTCTTGCGAATATCATTGTTTATATTTATAATTATTATAATTTTGAAAGGAAATTTTTGAACACTCTTGCCTTAATTTCAGCCAATTGTGTACGTTTAGCCGCTTCAATTTCACGTTTTAATTGATCTATTTCTTTCTCAACTAAAATGCCATTGTCCCAAATCCACTCTTTTCCTTCCATTACGCCTTCTACGAAAGCGTCTGGAGCGCTTGGGTCTGCCACTATATCAGCAGCAGTTGCTAAATAAAAATCGTCTTTTACATAGTTAGCACCTCTTTGCGTACTCAAACTACCCATACCTCTACTTGATACGCCAAGTTTTGCACCTTCATCAATTAAATTTTTGACAATTTTTCCATAAGGAGTATCCATAATTTTGGCTTCTCCAATAAAGTTATTACCGTCTGGATAGAGTTTCTTAATCATATGTGAAACTCTTTCTAAATTGACTGTAGGACCGTCAGGATGACCTAACTCTCCGAATGCTCTATTTTGATTAATAAATTCTTTGTTATAACGAGTTACTTCTCTTTGTAAAATCTCTTTTGGATAGATTCTACCGTTTCTATTCTTCATTTCTGCCTGTAAGAATATACCTTTGATAGTATAATTCTTTTTACCGTTGTTTTCTTCGGTAATATATTCTACATCTTGGATGTGTTCTTTTATTAGTTTCATAACTCTTTTTCCTAACTATTTATAAAAATCTTTATCTAAACTCAACAATAATAGTATAATTATCACCATTAGCAAAGTTTCTAGTTGACAATAAAACATCACCTGTTGGTGTTGTAGAATTGTTTATGATTTCATTTCCGTCAGTTCTTAAATCCCAACATCCTTGTCCACTTAATAATATAGCACTAGCGTCTGTAGCACCGTCCCATATAAGTTCAACAGCAGATTTTGGATTTGCTGTATTTACTGACCAATAAATTTTTGATATTTTTCTGTTGCCATCTTCGGTCATAAAAGTAGTTTCCGAAGCGTCAACTTTTCGTACTAAAGTTTCACCAGTACCATCTGAATAATTAGTTAGTTTTACAGAATATTTTACACCAGATGTATCTGTAATTACTTGTGTTGAAACTGTATCAGCCATTTATAAATCCGTCCTTTTTATTTGCCTCTAATAGTATTACATAACTTGTAACATTATTATCAGTAGTTACTAAAATGTTGCCATTTGTATTAACTGCTTCATTTAATAACTCTGGTTCGTTTAATCTTTTACCGTATTGACCACGACCAGTTAATTCTATAACTTCAATATTAGTATCGCCTTGGAATAAGATTTTTACTTTACCTGTTCCTTTTATATCATAATGTAAACTACTAATACTTAATATAGATTCATTTGTTGCTTCATTTAAAGTCGAAGCATTTATTAAAATCTGTTCAGACTCATTACCTACACCTGTACCTTTTACTAATACATTAACTTTGGTATCTACCAATAGTGTAGATGATATTGTCATAATAATTTATTTTATGTACCTGAACCAAAACTTTCTTTTTCTAGTTCTAAATACACAAATCCATATGAACCTGTTGTTGCAGGTGTTATTGTTATGTCGCCAGCGGTTGCACCAGAAACAGTAGCAGAGTTTGGTATTCTTGGACCATTTAAATGTCCAGATGTATTACCTGCTAATGTTATTCCCGTAGTACTTCCAGTACCAACAAATGCTATAGTTACAGCATTATTTAATGACCACTTAATTCTTTTTATGTGAAGTTTACTACTACCAGATTGATGATCGTTGAAACCACTAGCGTCAACTGTTATTGCTCCTGTGCCATCATTAACAAGATTTACAAATTGTTTGACGACAAAATTGCTATCAGTTATAGTTTTTTGACTTGCCATTAGTTTTACTCTCCTTTATCCTCTATCTCTTTACTTTGATTGTTAATATAATTAACTACATCATTTTCACTAATATTGTTTTTATAACAAATTTCTTGTATTTTAGTTTCCACTTTTTCCATAAAGTTATTAGAAAAAGTACTACTACTTTCAAACAATTCTGTAATAGTATCTTTCATCTTTGGTGAAAGTTTTTTAAACTCACCAAATTTGTTTAAATCTGTCTTACTCCATTCAGCAACAATGTTACTTACTTTCAGTACCATCTGTTACGTCTTCTACTGGATCATTAGCAGGCATTTCTACAGGTTGTGTCATTAGTGTAGAAGCAACTTCTTTTCTTCTATCATCTAAAGAAAAACCTACCTTATCTGCAAGTGCTGATTTAAAATGTTCTCCAGCACCAGCATTATCGCCAGTTTCTATTTTGTTTATAAAGTTTTTAATATCGTCTTGTGCCATTATTTATTCTCCTTTTTAATATTTAGTTCATCTTCTTCAGTATCAGTTGCTATATCGGGATCAACCATCTGTACATTTACATCTGCATTTGGATCAGCAATGATACCAGTTTTAACTTCTTTAGCAATTTGTTTATCAATTTCAGCAATATCAACTTCACTTTGTTTTAATATATGCTTTCTAACATATTCAATTGAATAAAATTTACCAATATAATCTCTAACTTCATTAGCAAGACCTAATCTTTCTCTCATCAATTCTGCGTCTTTTAATTCTGCAAAATGACCGTCTTGTAAAAAGTCAAAACTAATTCTTTCTTTTATTAAGTACCAATCTTCTAAAGATATAATACCTTTTAATAATAATTGAGTTCTTAATATATCACTAAAGAGTTCAGTAAATTTCTTTCTTAATCTTTGAACAAATTTAGTAAACTTTAATTCATCTCTTGTAATTTCAGTTGATCTACCTAAATTAAATCCTTGAGATGACTCTAATCTACTAATTGGTACGTTAAGTGATTGATATAGTTTTCTTCTAAAGTATTCTATATCAGTAATCTCACCTAAATTTTGAGCACCTTGTAATGTAGTAATTTCAGTTCCTCTACCACCTTCTCTACGAGGTAACCAAAAGTCTTCTAACATACTCATATATTGTCTGTCGTCTCTAATCTCACCTGTACTTGCGTCATAAACAAGTTTATTTCTATATCTTGCCATAACGTCTCTTAAATATTGTTCCGCTTTGATCTTAGGTAAGTTACCTACATCAATGTAAAATATTCTTCTTTCAGGTGCTCTTGCGATACGATAAACAACAGTAGCATCCTCCATCATTCTTAATTGATTAACTGGTTTAATTGCCTTATGCAAATAAGACAACACAATGTTTTTAGTTTGGTCAATTAATCCTGACGGACAAAAAGTAATGGCGTCTGGTGCTATTTTTATACCTTGTATATTAGCGCCGATAGGTCCAATACCTCTCTCATTGTACATAAAATATTCTTGTGTCTTAGTAACGATTTCAAGTCCTCTTGCGTTAGGATCT